GTTCCAGTAATACTGCGCTCCGCTTGCTACGTTAGTTACAGTAATTTCACCTACTGTAAAGCCAATAGACTGATTCCTAACCACTACTGGGTTAGGATTTATCCATTTAAAAACTTTCATTTGACTCATATTGTTAAATTTCCCTGGAAATTATTCCTTTGCATGGATTAGTGAATGACATTTGCGACATAACCAAATAACTTCAAGGGGTTTTTCATAATATTCATGATGAGCATCAAGTCGAACATTCTTTTTACATGATTCACAAAAGATTGGTTTTTTGATATTCCCATAAAACAAAGTTCTCTCCACCATTTTATGTGCATGTACTTTGATTTTATTCTTTTGTCTCCATTTATTAGAATGTTCGCAGATTCTTTTTTTTCCTTCTTCATTAAGAGATAAATGATATTCTTTCTTTCGAAGAAGTATTTTCTCACTATTTTTTTTATGATATTCTTTGTTAGCAATTTTTTGTTTTTCAGGATCGTATTGTTCTTTACGTTTCTTACTAAGAATTTCTTTATGTTCTTCTCTATAAAGTTTATTTTTAGAAGACACAAGTTCTTTTTGATCCGATGAAAGATTTGCATAACGTTCTTTTTGTTTAGAAAGAACGTTTGATGCATTTCTTTTATAAAAATTTCTAGAAATTTCCCTTGTTTTTTCAACGTTTTGTTTTTGTCGAAAACTTGACTGAGCATTAGAACAGCATTTGCAGATGGTTCTAAAAGGTTTAGTTCCATCTTTTCTGGCTCTTGATTCTTTATAAAACCCAGTCTCATCTTTCTCTTTTCCACATTGTTTACATTTTTTCATATAGTACCTCCATTTAGAGATACTATGTCATTTTATTTACTATTTTACAAGTAAATTTACGAATGTGTGCTCATAAGATTCAGCATATATGAATCATTGAGAATGCGACTTACAAATGGGTGTTGCCAACCCACGCTTCCACGTTGATGCAACGGATCGCCTGCTCCAGCAGAACCGAGAGGCTCCACATAAAAATCACCTGTCTCTGACTTAAGGTGGATAACGGCATAAGCTTCTTGTCCAACAATGATGTTGTTATAGACAGGAGTTGCTGCTGCACTTACAGAGCCGATAGAGGTATATTCCCATCTTACGTTGCCTGTGCTGCCCCATTCCGCGTCTAACACTGTTCCTTGTCCAGCGTAGTTGCTGGTCGAAACAAAGTTAGAGACCGCTTCTAGATCGTCCAGAAGGTTGGTGTGGAGATATGCCCAAAAAGCGGGTCTAACTGGGCTAGTTGCATAGGCATTAGTCCCAGTTACTACGGCAGAAATCATTTTAGCATCGTTACCAAGAAGCGTCTTAGTCGCTGCGTCAATGTCGGCTTTAGTTAGCTCTGTTGGCGTATTTCCGTTAATTCCGTTACTACATTGTAGAACAGAAGTGGTGCTGGCTAAAACGTCACGAGTAATTTCGTCAAGGGTTTCTGCCATGTTTTGCGCAAGTAATCTTGAAGATTCGTTTAATGTACGGTCTTCAACAGTTAACTGCACTTGATTAGTAAGTGTCACGAAATTCTTTTTGTTACTACTCTTTCGAGCGGCTATTCATTTCTGATAGCTCCTTATATCGCTATAAGGGTCGGACTATATCTTCAAGCACTAATGCTTGCGTTACTTCTTTTGTTTTTCCACATATTAGAATGAGTTTTTCCAGAACAAATTTTACTGCAATGCTTTGTGTTTTTCATCTGAAATGCAATAACTTGGATCAATTTCCTTATCATACATTCGGTAATATAAGGTTTTATAATTTCAAAAAAATTAGTTCTGTCTTTTCTTCGCAATCTAAGCCAAAAATATGTTTTATCTTTTACGTTTTTTTTCCCTACTCTAAAAGCAATTCCAAATTTTTTATGTATCATTCTTGCTAAAAGTTCGTTTTCTGTTTGGTTAAAATTATGTGAACATATACAAGGACATCTATACCCCATTTCACCTGCTAGTGTACCATCATCTTGATACCATAAAGCCAAACCAAGAGGCGTTAAGCACTTCATAACATGTTCATTAACGGTTTTCCTTCCATCATGATACATATGTTCATGTAGTGAACCGTAAAAAGGGTGTGTTAATGTCCTAGCAACTACATATGGATATTCATTTCCATTTAATTTACTAATACCATGTGCACATTTTGTGTTATTTAACCAATTAAGCATTTTAGCCTTATAAATAACATATTCTTCGTCTTTTTTTGCGTGAGTTGTAATAAAATAACAAGATCCACCATCTCTTTTAACTATTGATGCGTCTCCTAATATCATTCCTATTACAGCTCCTTTAAATTCTAATTTGTTTTTAAACATAGTCTCTACACCTTCCTTTACGGCTTGGCTCGGGATTGTCCTTTGCGGAGTTTCCCCGAATTCAGTAGCGTTTTACTACGGCAATTTCTAAGCGGCAACGCTTAAATCGTCTTTACCGTAAAAACTAACACGTGCCTTAATATCCGTAGCTGACAAAGGAGCACCAGGAGGTGTCCTTCCGTCTACTAGTGGGACAGGTACAGTGTCAAGTTTTGAATAGCGTCGGAAAACAATGGTATCTCCATTCTTTTCGGGTAGAATCCTGCGCTGCGCGAACTTGGTGTGAATAAGAGTTGGATATGCTGTCGTTAGAAGCAACCGATCGTAATATTCACGTACCGCTGGCGGGAGGACTGCTGTTGTTGTCATGGTCATCTAAGACCTCCTAAAATTTTCATCCCAGGTTCCTATTCATCGCCTCTTTAAACTCCGAATCAGACATGTCTTTGTACCTTTTGGCGTGAGAAATAGGAGAAGCAGAACCTGTACTTGATAAGCTTCCCGCTTTTTGCGAGTTTTCAACTATGCGTTGTGCATCAGCAGATTTTTTGCTCTTCTTGTTCTCTTCCCGATAAGGATCGGAATTTTTTGCCAAATAGTATGCAAGCTCATAATCCTGAGTTTGTTGCAAGGTGCCTTTCAGCCCTGGGTTATTTTTCAATACGTTTGGTAAATATTTTGTGATGACTTGTTGATAGTCGGGGTACTTCTGTGCCATTTTCAGTTCTTCAATTGTCACTCGGAACTGGCTAGCCATGCTTCCAGAGAGCTTTTTAAACTCCCCGATCGTCATAACATCGCCATCTTCCAAGCCTTCAAACTCGTCTTTGGGTTTTTGGGCTTGCTGAGTTTGACTGACCTGACTTAAGGCCAAATGATCCTTTATCATTTTCAATTCATCTTCCATCTGCTGCCTTTTCGCTCTTTCGGATTGCAGTGCAGAAAGCGGGACATGCTGATCTTGTGCAGCATCTCCACCGTCTACTTGCTCTTGCTGAGCTTGATTAGTGTCATCAGATGTTGGAACGGCGGCTTCCAAATTTTGATCGCCCGAATCGTTGGTTTCTTCACTCATCGCGTGTAGCTCCTTTTTCGCGCCCGTTCTGGCTCCTGGTGGTTCTCAGGGTGGTTAGCCAATGTCGGCGGCACTATTTCGTCATATACGCCCCGGGAATCGTTGTTGTTTCTACGACAACCTCGTCGCAGGGCTTAGCTCCATAAAGCTGGAGTGCATCAAAATCAAACGGTCTTTGCGGCATATTAACTTCCCAATTTATAGTTCCTCTTGAGTTGTCAACCGTGCCGATAATTAAGCCAACTTGTGATATTGGCTTCCGTTTGTATGCCTTAATATGCTTCATCAAGGTATGTTTCCCATCAAATGTGACTTTGGCTGGCGCGGCGAATACTACGATCCAATAAGGAGCTTTTCTGTCCTTGTTGGCAGCCACGATGGCTTCTAGTCGCCTGTTGTCATCTTCAATGATCGCATTGCGGGTTTCACCAATCTCTTGACTCATAAAGCAATTCCTTTAAAGACTGTTCGGTAGAGCCTGAGCTGGGTAGCCCTTTGTGCCGTCAGAATATTTTTTTACTCTGTTGACGTCATACTTCTCAGAATCAGTGTTGATTGGTTTTACAGGGGTCGCCTGTGTGTTGTCTTTCAGATCCATGGTTTAAACCTCCGTGGGTTGTTGTGGTTGTTGTTTTAAATACACTCATCTTCATGGTTGCATTACCGGGTTATATTTCTTACTGATCGTCCACCTCCCCAGCCGATTTTTCTCAAGCAGCGACGTCGCCATTTCGCAATACCGAAAGCCCCCACCTCCTTGCCAGTTCACTTGAGAGGTGATCCCACCGGGGTCTTGTCCTTGAATCACCTTTTCGAGACGGGGGATGCTGTGTGTTTGGCAATGAGGCATCATTTCAATCATAATCCAGCGACGACTCATTTTGTGTGCTACGGCTCCCGTTGTTCCTGAACCAGCGAAGCAGTCGAGGACTAGGTCTCCTGAGTTGGTAGCAAGGTGGAGAACGCGTTGAATGAGACGCTCAGGTTTGGGGGTACAGAAAGGATCATTTTTAGTTAGTTCTTTCACTTCTTTGTTTGCTTCTCGAGTTGATCCAACATCCAGAGCAAACCAAAGAGTTTCTGGCGATCGTCCATCCTGATTTTTTAAATATATTTTTCTTGTTATGCGCGTTTCATCATCGTTGAATATTATTTCTTTGGTTTTGATTTTGTTGTGTATGGTTTTTTTACTCCATCGCCATCCATTTGTAGGTGGTTTAATAGTTTTTCCTGATGGTGTGCGAATTTCGTAAATAAGGTTTGGTCTATATAAGCCATTTCTGACGTCTCCGCTTCTCCAAGGCCCCTTTGGATCATTATCTGGATTGGAATAAGCTTTATTGTGTTCCTCGGTTCTGTCTAATTGTTTTAATTTAAATGCCTCTGATTTCCTGTAAACTAGAATGTGGTTGTGATGAGACGAGAAAATATTTTTATATCCCTTTGGTTGTAAACTATGCTGCCAAACTACATTGGACATGAAATTCTTCCGTCCAAACACCTCATCACACATCACTTTTAAGTAATGGCACTCATCATCATCGATGCTAATCCAGATTGTCCCGTCTGAGCGCAGCAAGCGATGTAAAATGACCAGCCTCTCCTTCATCATATTGAGCCACATAGAGTGCTCCATCGAGTCGTCATAGTGCTTAAAACAGCTCTTCGTGTTGTAGGGAGGATCAATATACACACACTTCACTTTGCCGGTGTAATCCCTCTCCAGAGCCTTAAGCCCAAGCAAATTATCTCCATAGATGAGCAGGTTGTCGTGGTTTTTTTCGCCCTTTCGGGCTCCTTTCGTATTACCTTTATAGATTTGTTTTTCTATGAGTAGACGAGGTTCCGGTTTTTCCCAATGGTCTTTGCCGTGCCAGGTAAGTTCTAACTTTTGTTTTTTCTCCGTCATGGGGCAACCTTCCTTATTTAATTTCCCAGCGAATCGAAAAGAGAGGGGTCGCCTGTGTGTTGTCTTTCAGATCCATGGTTTAACCTTCCGTGGGTTGTTGTGGTTGTTGTTTTAAATACACTCATCTTCATGGTTGCATTACCGGGGAGTCGCCGATCAAAGATTTTTCAGCAGGAGATTGAACGTTTTCTATCTCAACTTCCTCTTCTAGATTCTTAGCTTGAGTAGCCACCTTTTGTCCTATAAGCTCTCTATCAGTGATCTCCTGATTTTCCAACTCATTTACGAATTGCCATACTTGCATTATTCTTTCGTCATTCATTTTTGAAATCTCAACCATAGTTTTTGCTTTATCTAATGCAGCTTGAGCTCTATTTTGTTCAGATTCTGAAATTCTCTCTGTTGCTAGAGCTAAATCGCTTTGAGTTCTTCCCCTTCTTTCTGTTGCTAATGCTAACTTTTCTATAGAAGAGGCTTTGTTAAGTTCTAGCGATGATTGTAAGATTTGCTGCTGCTGCTGAGATTGTTGTTGCGCTTGCTGCTGTTGCTGTTGCTGATTGGCTTCGATTTCCCTGTTGAACTCGGATTTGCCTTGCAGCGGTGCGGCTTTAGCTAGCATTAGAGGCGTTACGACGCTACTCTGCGGGCCACCTGTGGCCTGGTAAAGGTCGAGGAGCTGCTTGAAATAAATCTGTCGTTGTGAGTCTGTGAGAACGCCTTCTTGTACAGCGACGTCGTACTTTAGGGCGTCTTTGTCGTAGAACTGCTCCGATGGCTTCTGGTTGATAATCCGCTCTACTTTCTCCGCCGTCCATGCCTGGATCATCATGAGAGCCTTCTTGGAGATAAGCTTCTGTGCATGGCGAAGATTGTCGAAAATATCTTGTAAGTTTACGATAGAAGCGCTCTGTCTCATCATCATCATGAGGCCAGACTCTTGCGCGTTCTCCGTCATGCCAAAAGAGGCATCATTTACCCCTACGATCATCATGATGTCTTGGTCGAATTGCTTTTGTAGCTCGAACATGCCTTGAGGTAGCTGGGCGGGCTGTATCCTTTCGATGTCGCCAGGCTGGGCGCCGTCTTCCTTCCAGACTACTTTGCCCTGAGAGGTTTGGAATAGTGAGCGCGGGTTGACAACGGCAGATTTTTTCGCTATCCATCCCGAATTGATGTTAGAATCTACGATATCTACCATCTGACAACGTCGCCGATTTCCTTCTTTCTGAGGGTCGATCTGTGGGCGGACTAGCGATTGCAGCTTTAACGCCCAGGAGTCGCATTCCGGCTCGAAAATTCCCACCATCGGGACAAATGGGTACTCGTTAAGGCCATATTGGTTGCGCTCAGTGCGCATCAGCTCGTTGTTAACGATAATGTGACATTCGATGTACTTTCTTGGCCTTTTGACTATCTTTAGCTGCGGGTACTCGTTGATGAAAAATTTGAGTCCTTCGTTGCTGCCCTTCCATTCCGTGTACTCGCCGGTTTCTCCATCGACGAACATGGAAACCATCTCCCACGCTTGCTTGTAGTATTCGTTGTATGAGACAAAATTCTCACTGTCGGGCTGTCGTTGATAGGGCAGCCACGTGAACTTGTCGTCTCTGGAATATCCCTGCTTTACAAGCAATTCGATGTCCTTTTCTTGGCCAGGGAGGAGCGAGGCCGCCTGCGGGCCGGATAGATATTTGCGTTTGATGACATGGTCGCAGTCCGAGAAATCCAGCTGTGTCCAAGTGGGATTAGTGATAAAACCATTGTATGGGGTCCTTCCAAAGCGGATGTCGCCATTGACTGGGTCATCACGATAGTCCACCCATATGTTTAGTAAATTGATGCCCGTTTTGATAGCACCACCAAAAGCGTCTGAGATGGCCTGGTAGCCGTCGCCGCTGGAGAGCGCGTAAAGCAGGAGTTGAGAGCGCTGATCCGCTGATTCTTGGTCGGAGTTTTCTACTGGGGTTACCACGGAGCTTAAGCGGTTCTTCCTCTGATAGCCCGTGATGAGGTTGATATTGCGTCGGATATAGTTGAAAACAAGGGGGTTACGGCCCTCAGAAAAGAGTTTCTGTTTCTCCTGCTCGCTCCATTGATCCCCTAAATATGCGCGTAAATCTGTCTCGGCCAGTGGAAAGAAGGGGTTCCAAGCGTAGTAATCCTCTTTATAGCGGTCGTCGTACTCCCTGACGATAGAAGCATCGGTCATGTGTCCTCGCGTGTAGTCGGCTCAACCCATCGCTGGGGTGGTCCAGAGCCTATTTACTTTTGAACTGGCTTAGCGTCTCTGCTAAGATTGCTCGCTTGCCGAGCTTGCTACCCTTTTTAGCAGCGGCCTTTAGCTTAGACGAAGGGGTCTTCTCTCCTTTCTTTACCATGTCGAAACCTTCACGTTTAATATTTCCCCGCCTGTGATGGGGGTTAGATCGATGTCATAGCCAGTTTGGTTTTCGATGTAGCCCTCGATGGCCTCTTCGATGATACTGTCAGGGTGAGCAATCTGCCAGTCGATAAAAGCACCGCAGCTAGAAAAAAGGATTAGCACACAGAGCGGAAAAAACCATCTGAAAAACTTCTCTAGCTTTTGCTCTAAATAAAATATAAGATAACACATAGCGCTTCCCTTTGGGCCTTAACTTTAATGATAGTAAAATTTTAATTAAAATCAATGATAATTTCAAGAAGGCAAAAAGCATTTCTTTGCTTTATGCTCTATAAGAGTACATGCGCTCTAGTTCTTCAGCGTCGCGCTCGGTGAATTCTGAGCGTAGGTTCTTATTAAAAAAATGACTATATAGGGCATAACGTTGGCTGTCGTTGCAATTCGAAAAAAGAATATCGGAAGCGTAATACCCGTGGAATCCATCAACATGGATGTTATATACTTTTTCTCTCCTTCCAGTACTTGACGGAACACGAAGAGGAGCAGAATTTTCTCTTTGCTGCGTTGTGTTCTTTGAATTCTCCGTTACAATACAAACACGTGAACTCTGTGTACCTTCCTTCAGCTGGGTTGAGTTTCCACCACAACTTCCTTCCGCATGATTTTGAACAGCAGGTTGCATTAGTGTACCTGTTGGAAGTGAATTGTTTATGACACCACTCACATATTCTAGACTCATCGTCAAGGTGATGGTCTCTTCGCCAAGCACTCTTACATTTATTGCTACAGAACCTTGAGACGCTCTTTTTTGTTGTGATGTATTCTGTAGCGCATTGCTCACAAACAAGGGTTCGTTCTGTCTTCGTCGCGATTGAGATTTTTGCGTGCTGTCGATGCCAACTTCTGCCCTCTTCGGATCCGTGCCACTTCTTTGTGAGCGGTCGCATTTTGCTGCAAAGATCTCGTCTAACCTCTTTTTGTTCCTCAGTAAACGCGTCTTGATGTTTTCTTGAATGTTCCTTGGGAGAGAGAAGTTCAAGGTTACTAACTTCATTGTTGTTTGCGTCGAAATCGATATGGTGCACAAGCATTCCTTTTGGGATTTCTCCGTTGCGTGATTTCCAGACGTCTCTATGCAAATATCCATATCCCTTGAGCTTGTCTGCGATAGACGCTCTATAATATTTTCGAAGGGACGGATCCTTGGAGCGTAGGTACCTTCTATACTTGATTCCTCCAAAAACGACGGCTTCTCTTTCCACTCCTCATTCTCCTCATGAGTCAAAACAATGTCTGAATATAACATATCTTTGCACTTTTGCCACCCTCGATTTGCAGTATAGCACTTATGTCCCTCGGTACAGCGGACTATAGTCCCAAAAAAATCATACTCAAACACATCGTCGTCATGACAAAACACCTCGAGCACTCTTCTGTACCCGATAGGAGTTAAAACACTGTCCCCCACTTGTACTTCCTCAATAGGGATCTTGCCACCCTCAGCAGTTATAAGCGTCCCCGCGACAAAACAGTGGTCATTTCTCTTTATGGGTTTGTCGAGCCCCTTCTCAGAAGCCTTTGAGTCCCACATATAGTTTGTATATTCTTTTATTGACTCTACGCAGTTAGAGCATATCTTATACGTTCCATTGCTGAGGAGCTGTGACTGGTACCGTATCCCCGACAAAACCTCGTTTTCGGCGTCGATTACACCGCGAATCCCGTTGCGCATCATCTCCTGCTTTAATGACGCTGCCGATGGGTCGATGTAAATCTGCTTTACATTATAACCCGCTGTAAAGCTGATGAAATCCTGTACATAATCGTAGTCGGATTTTTGCCTCATATGCACACGAGAATCATAGTAATACTCACGCTCTAGCCACATATTCGGATAAGCGCCAGAATTGTAGCCAATAAGCACAAAAACACAAGGGTTGGTGGTCCCATAATCAATACCTACGATGTAATAAGTGGCCGGCGCGGGGGGTGCATCAATTACGTGTACTCGCTCATCGAAGAAATCATAAACCGCTCCCTCAGCGAGCACCCATTTGCCTTCGATATAGCGCTTGTACCACAGCCCCTGGTACTCAGCCGACAGGTCGGCTATATATTTCTCCCCAAGCGATGGGTTGTCATGGATGTTGAAAGAAAAAACCTTGAGATCAAGCTCGCGCTCCCTGTCTATGAAATCCTTTTTAATCCAGTGGTATGGGGAATCGGGGTTGGTAGAGCAAAAAAGCTTCGAACCTGGCAATGAGAGCCTAGAGAGTAACATTTTGAAGAAATTCTCTGGCAGCAGTGACACCTCGTCGAGTAAAGCCCCGGCGAACTCAGAGCCTCTAATCTTAGCCTCTGCGCGATCGTCATTGGCACCGACCACGAACATAGTGCGGTTGTAGAGTTGCACTTCGCCCTTGCCGGCTTTGTACTGTACGACGTTGCCAAGCAGGTCCTGCAGAGGCGTGATGATATTGCGCTTGATGGTCTTATCAGTCCTGCCACATAGGATTAGGGGGCCTTTGGGGCCGTTTGCGCAGAAGTCTATCCAGCGGAGCAGAGCCACGAAACTTTTGCCCGCACGGACGGGCCCTTCAAAAATATTGATCCTCGCATCGGACCCAAGGAAGGATTCGCTCTGCTTCGTGCTTAGGTCTTGCATCGTAACCACTCCATCAAACCGCCTCTTTTAGTTCGCGCTTAGACTGCGCCTCTTCCGCCTCTGATCTGTACTTGTTCTTTAGGTAATCGATGTAGCCTCTCAGCTCCCCGCTAAACGACTCTGCGCTGTGGAGGTCATCCTTCTGTCCGAGCTTCTGCTTGCCGAGCCATATGCACATAGCAGCATTGGTTTGGCTGAGGTGTAGTTGATTCCTGCGCAGCGAGGCCTTCCCTCCATCGGCGAATCTGTTATAGACTTCGGTAAAACTCGTTTTGTATGTCCTCTGACACCATAGGTCAATCGTCCTCCTGTCGGTGCTCAAGATGTTCTCTAATTCCGCGTATGTGCACCACACGTGGCACAGCCCCTCAACGGTTTTTTGGTCGAATTCTCGGGGCGGTCTTCCGATGGGTTTACCGCCAGGTTTACGAAGCATTTTCTTTGTTCTCCTTGAGATAGTGTTGCTTAAGGTCTGCGTAGCTATTCCACCACCCTTCCTCGTCGTTAGCATATAAGAATTGATTCTTCTTGATGTTGTGGTACAAGATGAAAAAGCCCTCTTCGATGGAGTCGAATCTATTGGCCTGTGTTGCCAGCGTTTCTCTGAGCTTTTCTTCCATATCAGAGAGGGCGACGACTCTACGGGACAGGGTCTTCATAAGCTGGTGATCTCTGATCTTCAGCTCCCTGACTTTCTTTAGGTTCGCCGAGGCGATCCTGCTGATCTTCTGCTCTAGGCCCCCTACGGTTTTATTCAAAACTTGTATGCTCTTTCTTAGGGTCTTGGCCAGCTCTCTCTCGCTAATATTTCCTGTTTTTTCCGCAAATCCTTCCATCTGTTTTGTTCCTTAGTTTTGTGTTTATCACCAGCTCATATAGCTGCGCTCTAGAGATGCCGTAGAGGTTTTCCTTGCTCCTTTCGTCGTGGCGCACAACGGACAGGATCCATTCTAGCGCGTCGACTACCGCGCGCTTCTCGTCGAGGAATCCTATGATGATAGGAGCTAGCTCGCATTGGATCTCCTCTGATATGCATATCTCCCGTATCGAGAGCTTAGGCTCGCCTTCTGTGTCGTCGATACGCTGCTTTCTAGCTAGGAGTTGTTGCCATGTGCTCATTTTCCCTCCCTTTTATCCACGCCGAGCTCCCCCAGTCCTTCGAAAAAAGGGCCCGATAGATCTACCTTATCGAGGTTCATGTCGCCCTCACCTTCATGGCAGCGCCAGGGAAATCGCACAGCAGCGCGATGAGCTGATCTTCAATGCATCTGAGATCTTCTTCACTGTCAAACTTGATGTTTATGGAGAGCTTCTTAGGCTTTTCTTTTGGTGCGATGTCTGTCGTTAATTCTTCTTCGGTGAAACCGGCGTCTAACAGCACATCGTAATCCCAGCGATTAGCGAGCATGTCGAGATCAAACTCGCCGCTGATCTTATTGAGACCGATGGTCAGCTCTTGTGCCTCTCTAGGTGAAAGAGCCCTGGAAGATATCGCAACGTCAATCGAATGAACTCCGATTGAGCGCAGAGTTTGGAGGCGCTGATGGCCTCCGATGATAGAGCCGTCAGGCTGGATGACGATGGGTTGGCACAAGCCGAATTTGCCGATAGACTTTTTGAGTTCGCCCGCTCTTTTTTTTGAGAGCCTGCGAGGGTTGTCCTCGTTTTGCGTGAGGTCATCGATGCTCCTCTTTTCATACGTCCACGTAATCTCGTCCATTTTGCTCCTGTGGTTCGCGGAATTTCTTCCAGGGCGCTAGGGTTGTTATTCGCCTTCGGGTTTGGCCTCTGGCGCTGGGTGCGGGGCTGCGGCTTTTTGCAGCTGTTCTTTATCCGCCTTATTCATCTCATCGGTGTATTCCACGAACGTGTAGTACATGACGTTGTAGAGCGGAATCCCGTAGCCGGAGTGGGCAGTGTCGTCTAACACCGGCGTATTGTGTGTCATCCCGTCTAGCAGGACATCTAGGGCATCCTTCCCGAGTACAACGTTCATTTCCTTTCCGTTGCTGAAAAAAACGCTTAGTTTGTATTGCACGGTTGCTCCTCTGTTTGTGGCTCATTCTGAGCGGTTAAATATTCTTCTACCGATTTCTTAATAAATTCGCAAAACTTTTCTTTGTGTTCTTTTTCTCGAAATCGAATGTAGGGGTAATATTTACGCTCTTCGCCCTCACCCACGGGCCTGGCCGGCAGACTCACCCAGCTCTGATTATTTTTTGTGTGCAGCGATATCCCGCTAATCTCTACGCCCCACTTCTGCACGTACACAGTAGCAAAACCCTCGCATGTGCCCGTGTTGATGGGCGTATATTTGACGCATTCGATCATCGCTGCCTCCAAATCAGTAGGTCACCGAAAAAGCGGGAGATCGTCTCTATCAGGCAATCTATAGATAGCCCCGGTCGTTTTATCATCCTGGCGTTTTGTTTTGATGGGGAGGCCTTGCAACGCGCCCTCCAGTCGCGAGCACATCCTCTGCACCACCATCGTGTCCATCCCATCTTGCCGTCTGTAAAAAAATACTCTTTTGTCAGTCGGCTTTTCTGACAATTTTCGCATAATCTTTCGTCCATTGGTTCCTCGCTTGGTGTTATTTGGTTGGCGTTACGTCACTAGGGTACTTAACCCACGGCTCGACACCGTTGCATCTCTCGCCGGGGTCGTTGATCTCAGCCCTCAAATCATTGACGACTGCGATGATTTCGGCCTTGAGGTCCAGACAGGCCTCTTCTTTAGCTCGTCTTATTCCCTCAATCATCTCTTTTTTAGCTTCTGCTATCGTCTCAATCATCTCTTTTTTAGCTTCTGCGACCGTCTGTTTCTTCTCTCGTCCGAAAAAGCGCATCGTCCTCCATTTGTTTATTCCCAGTCTGGACATAGTATTTTCATGGTGTTTCGGTTCCTCGCGAACCACCCGCCGTCAATCACTCTAATAACCTCCGTCGGGTAGTATTTGCGAAACCTGCGGAGCTTTGTCTTGCTCTTTGCGTCCATGAATCCCTTCACCTCAACCCAGCTGTGGGTTCCGTCGGCTCGTGTAACCCTAAAATCGGGGAGGTAGCTCCTAACGCCGCGCCTAATCGCCTCGAACCAGAATGTTTTCGGCTCGTGCTCCCAGTCACTGATATCGCCAAGCCGCTTTAAATATTCGAGAACCCTCGCGTAGTTGGCTTCCCACTTAGAGCGAAAATAGCAGCGCGTATCTCCGACTGTTCGCCATCCCGCATGGGATTTTGGGTAGCTGCGCAGGGGCTCTGTCATCTGGTCTCCGCTTTTTCTTTCAACGTCGCCTGGCTCTCCGATAAAATATCGGGGTACTTGTCGGCCATATGTGACGCAAGGGCGGCAAAATTTTTAGGGCCGACCCCGTGCATCCCACAGTAATACGCCGTAGCGAAAGCCATCGCCGCCATGACCGTTCTGTAATCGTCGGGGAGCCCGCCCGCTACCTGCAGCGCGTATCTAACGATGTACTCGCAGCGGTCTTCGTTTGGACGTCTATACATCTACTCCCCCCCTTTTTTTTGCTGGAACGCCTGCGCCGCGTAGTCTGCTAGTATGTCCACGTATGACGCACCCATGTGCGAACACAATTCCCTGAACGCGCGGTGCGTCGTGCCCCGTTGTGCACAGAAATTTGCCAGCGCTGAGGCCATCGCACCAGCCACTAGCGTCGGGTCGTCGTGCAGGTCGTTCGCTCCGCCGAGAAATCCATCTCTCAGCACAAATGCACGCGCTTCGTCCTCGTCTGATACGTCATCATGTCCCATGAGTCGGTCTCCCCGTTTGTCCCTTGCCATCTCTGCCCCCTAGTGTGGCGTTGAATATAATTGCGTTAATTGAGGGCGATGCGGTACATTGGCAGAAGTCAAATTGCCCTCGTTTGGTTTGTTTGGTTAGTCATGTAGCTGCCCTGCAGTTATGTGGCCTATACTCGCGTGTAGTCTGCGGGGGGTGGGAGTGGTTCCTCGCCCCCTTCTTTTTTCGTTTAGCGGTTTGTCGAGTCAAGGTCCTCCTGTACTCTTTGCGCTCTTATGTCCTCAATCGCCTCTAAAACATACTCCTCCTGCGCGGCTTTTACGAAGGAGTTCGTAAGGAGAACAAACGCATCAAGCTTCCGCAGAAACCTCTTTTGCTGTCCCGTCACTGTCGAGTAGCCGTATAGCTCTCTCCAGGACTCTACCTCAAAGGAATCTCTGTCAAGCTCGTCCAATTTTTCCTCTTATGTAAAATAGCTAAATGCGGGGGAGGTCTCGGGCTCTGGTTTGGTATAGTTTTCAAATTTTGCATAATCCTTGGCAAAGATCAGCTCGACCTCTCCCGTGGCTCCATGACGATTTTTTGCAACCTGTAGTTGAGCCAGCCCCGGCTTGTCCGTCGGGTTATAAAAATCCCTTCTAGATAGCAGCAGCACGACATCTGAGTCCTGTTCCAGGGCCCCGCTTTCTCTTAGGTCACTGAGATATGGCTTCTTGCCTTCTCGCTCCTCGGTCTTACGCGACAGCTGAGCCAAGCAGAGTATAGGGATCTTAAGCTCTCCGGCCAGGGCCTTGAGCCTTCGGGACACCTCCGAAACTTCGGTTTGCCGATTCTCCTCGGACCTATGAGAACCAGACCCCGATACGAGCTGGATGTAATCGACCACAAGCAGGCCGATGTCATAAACTTCTTTCATCCGCCGCGCCCTGTTTGCAAGATCCGTAATCTTTATTGTCGACTGATCGTCGATAATAATCGTGGCCTGTTCTAGCCTGTGGGCGGAGGAGTTGAGCTGCTGGAATTCCACTCCCGACAGGTTGCCCGTTCTGACCTTTTCGGCGCTAACGCGGGCGTTGCTACACAGAATCCTCATCATCAGCTCGTTCGCCCCCATCTCCAGGGAAAAAAAGCCAACGGATTTGCCACCAATGACGGCGGCATTCTCGGCGATGTTTAAAGAAAAGGCCGTTTTGCCTACAGAAGTTCGAGCG